AAAATGGTTCGTCCTGAGTACTATGGTAAGATTTATGTTAAAGATTTAGCATCTATCTAATCTAAAGTAATTCTTAGATAATAAAATTGGGGGAGAAGAAATTCTTCCCCTTTTTTTATTTTACCCCTTTCCCAATTTTTTATACTTATAATAGTAAACGAATTAAACTATGGGGCAGCAAAAAGGAAATCCAATACCATCATATCAAAATCAAGGATACGAATCATTGAGACCAAATACTAATGCTAGGATTGGTAGAGATATGGGCACAAAGCCCGTAATGATTGATGATGATAGAAATTTAAATGAACTTATTGATTCTGGTTCATGGTTATTGACAAAAGGATATGCAAAAGATACCGATTTAATAGATGGAACAATAGATGCAAAATTCAATACACTTACAGCAAATGAATATCATGTAACAATATTAACTTCATCTGTTTTATACGCAGGTGGTTCATCTAAATTTGGAGATACTTTTGATGATAGACATAATTTTACTGGTTCTGTTAATATTACTGGTTCAACTGTCCAAAGTGGTAATAATACTTTGATAGGTAATACTACACTAAGTGGTAGTATTGAAGTTAGTGGTAGCTCTAATTTTCACAATTCATTATTCATTGTAACTGGTTCATCATTTTTTACCGGTTCACATAACGTTAAAGGTAATTCTACATTTACCGGTTCATTTAATGTAACAGGAAATACTGTATTAAGTGGTTCTATTAATGTGGCTAGCGGCAGTTCATTTTATAGAGCAGGAAATAAATTGTTTAATTATGGACAATGGGCATCATTACAAATACAAAGTGGTTCTGCAAATACTATGTATGCTATGAAATTGGAAACTCAACTGGATGGTAGAGATGGTATATATGTGGCAAATAATAGTAGTGGATTTCCGACTAGAATTACTGTTGAAAACACTGGATTGTATAATATTCAATTTTCCGCACAATTAACAAATACAGCAAATACAAACATAACATTTGATGTTTGGTTTGCATATACTGGAAGTAATATAGATAACTCAAATACACAGGTGGATGTGAATAAATCAGCAGGACAATTAGGTAGAAGTGTTGCTGCATGGAATTTATTAACACCGATTGAAGCAAATGATTATGTTGAAATTGTGTGGAGTTGTACAGCAGCAACCGGACAACTTTATTATGGTGGTACACAAACAACACCAACTAGACCCGCAATTCCATCGGTAATAGCAACTATAACTCAAGTGGCATAATAAAGAAGTATAATCATTACTTTTTATTTTTACCCCTTTATAGAAACTTTATATTTATAGTGGTAAACACATTAAATATATGGCAGCAGGAAGATATTCTTTTGTAATTGAACAAGGAGCAACTACAAATATACAAATAAATTGGACCGATGTAAGTGGCTCTGCTATTGATTTAACGGGATATAATGCAAGAATGCAAGTTAGACCGGCAGTTGAATCATCTCAAATTCTATTATCACTGTCTTCATCACTTCAATCCGATAACACTGGAATCAATCTAAGCGGTAGTAATTTTAATACTCCGTTACAAAGTGGTTCATTAGCAATTTATATATCAGCTGCATCATCTTCATTATTAAACTTCGGAGAGGGGTTTTATGATTTAGAGTTGGAAAAGCAAGGTGAAGTTACAAGATTAATTGAGGGTAAAATTAAACTATCTAAAAACGTAACAAGATAAGATGTCAGTAAGTGTAACAAAAAATTTAACAAACGTAACCATATCCTCTGTTGGGGTTTCTGGTAGAAATGGTACATCTGGAACTTCTGGTACTTTTTCAAATCGAATTAGTAGTTCAATATATATTTCAGGCTCTATTGTTCCAAACACTGCTCCCGGTGAATTTACATCATCATTTAGTTTAGGTTCGGCAACAAATGCTTGGAAAGAGTTGTGGGTAAGTAATGGTAGTGTTAATTTTGTAGACCCTTTGAGTGGAAATACTGCATCAATTTCATTAAATGAAAACAATGTAATTTCAGTTCAACAAATAGAATCAATTGGAAACCTAAATGTAACGGGTTCATTGGGGGTTAATTTTATTGAAATAGGTGGAGAGGTTGATTGGCCAATAGTAAATGAAGGGGATACTCCATCAGGTATCAATTTGGGCCCGCATAAAATTTTTAGTAGTAAATTAAATAAAAATCTAGCAATTCACAGTAATTATCCAATTAATATACATTTAGGTAAAGTATCTGATGAAAATTCAAAATTAAATATAACTGGTTCTGTTAAACTACATGGTGATAAAGGACTTGGTAGAATAAATCCATTTGATACTACATTAGAAGTAATAGGAAATTCAGAATTTAGTGGTTCATTAAATGTAACTGGTTCGGTTAATATTGATAGTGTTATTAAATTAACACCGGTAGAAACTTTCCCAAATGGACAAGCTGGAATGTTAGTAGCATCAGCATCGTATGGTAAAACAAATTTATATGGTTAGTTACAGGTTCAATCACATAATTTTACATAATCCCTTTCCAAACACTATTCTTTCGATTGTTTATATTTATAGGTAACGTAAAATAATTACTTATAATGGCATTAGAAACATTAATATACCCTGGTTCATCTTCATTCTTTCCGGGACAAACCCCATTTGGAATATATGATGATGATTATAACTTCCAAGAAGATGCTCCAAAAGTGGCACTTTGGTGTGCTAGAAGATTAGGTTACCCTATCCAAAACATAGAATTAATAGATGAAAACTTCTATGCATGTTTTGAAGAATCGGTATCCGAGTACGGTGCACAGGTAAATCAATTTAATATTCGTAATAATTTGGATTCTCTTAAAGGAAAATCTAAAAGTACAAATCTTACAAGTAAATTAGTCCAAGGTTCAAATTTACCCAATTTAATAGCAATTTCCGATGCCTATGGTACATTGGCAGGAGTTGGTGGTAATACTGATATTAAGAAAGGACATATTAATTTAATTCCTGGTCAACAAGAATATGATTTAGATACACTATTTTCGGCGGTTAGTGAAAGTGGAAAACGTATTGAAGTAGTTAAAGTATTCCATGAACCAGTACCAGCAATCAATAGATTCTTTGACCCTTATTCAGTTTCTGGACAAGGTACACTAAACTTAATTGACGAATTTGGATTTGGTTCTTATTCTCCAGCTGCACAATTCGTATTGATGCCGGTATTTGAAGATTTACTTAGAATACAAGCAATCGAATTCAATGACCAGTTTAGAAAATCAGCATTTACATTTAATATCGTAAATGGTAAGATGAAAATTTTTCCAATGCCAACTTCTCAAAATATAAACCTTTATGGTAAACTATATTTTGATTATTATGTTAAGGACGAATTTACTGAAAACTCAACAACTGTAACACCAAATGTAATTTCTGATTATTCTGATATACCTTATAATTTTATGGAATATAGTGGTATCAATGATGTGGGTAAGCAATGGATTAGAAAATACTCATTAGCATTGGTGAAAGAGTTATTAGGTGCAATTAGAGAAAAATATTCATCAATTCCAATACCTGGTTCGGAAGTAAGTTTAGATGGTGCTGCATTGAGAAGTGAAGCACAAACTGAAAAGGAAGCTCTAATGACTCAATTAAGAGAAACGTTAGAGGAGTTAAGCAGAAAAGTTCAATTTGAAAATCGTAATAATGAAGCAAACCAACATCAAGAAATGTTGAGAAAAGTTCCATTAGCAATATACATAGGATAATATGGCAAGATTTACATTAGCAAGAGATATAAAATTCTTTGAGAGTATATCCAGAGAATTAGTAGATGCAGTTATTGAAACGGCTGTGGTACTATATAAACTTGTCATAGAAGATAGTAAAACAAATCTTTATGGAGAATCTTTAAATAAAACATATTATCAAGGAGTTGAAACAACTGCGGTAATAGAAAGAGAACCAGCTTCAAGTGAATACGAAGGATTTGGTGCTGATACTTCACAAATTGTACAATTCCGTTTCAATAGATTTACACTAAAAGAAACTGGATTTTATCCTGAAGTTGGTGATATTATTTTTCATAATAACGGATATTTTGAAATAGATAATGTTACCGAAGACCAATTAATAGGTGGTAGAGTTGAAACTGGTGATGGTGAAGCATTCTCTATTATATGTTCAACATTTATGACTAGAAGAAGTTCTATACAAACTGAAATGAGAGTATTATAATGGATAAAAGAGAAACAAATAGAGCCAAACAATTACCAATAGATTCTCAATATGTAAAAGGAGTATCTTTAATAGATGTGGATACTACTATTGCAGAATACATGTCTTCTGTTATAGTTCCTGATTTGGAAGAAAATGGTAATTTGGTAAAAGTTCCTCTAATATACGGAAACGCTGAAAGATGGAAAGGCGCTAGAAAAGATGGATATTTAAAAGATGCAAGAGGTAGAATACAAATACCGTTAATAATGTTTAAAAGAAATTCGATTGAAAGAAATACAACATTTCAACCATTCAGAGAACAAAACACAATACCAGCTGTAAGAAAATATTCACCAAAAAATAGATATGAAAGATTTAATTTACAAAGTGGTGTAGCTGGACCTGCTTATGAAAATTATAGTGTAGCAGTACCATCTTATGTAACCTTTTACCTGAAAAATATAATGCAAAACCAACTGTAAAAAAATCATTATCACCAAAAAGAGTTCAATTTGGTGTTGAAACTGATTTAAGTGGTGATGCTTTTTCTGGAGCATCTTTGTATAATGAATATGCGCAAGTTGTAAATTTCATAGGATTAAAGAGTGTACAAAGAGCAGAATTTATAAATGCAACAACACTAAAATTAACAGGTGTAAGAAAGCCTGTACTTCCATCCGAATTAATTGGAGTATTTGATACAAACAATTGGTTTAGAATTTATATAAACGGAAGTTTTATTTCAAGCGGTAATTACATTAATGGTGTGTTTACTCCAAATTATTCATATAGTTTTAATAATAGTACTAACGAAATAATTTTTACTTTTAGCGGATTATCTTTTCCATTGGAGAATGATGATGAAATAGAGATAACTGGAAAATTTGAACAAATATAATATGAATATTAGACAACTTAAAAATATTATGAAAGAGGTGAACGAACCTAACGAATTTTTTTTAGATGCGTTTGATTTGCAACATCCTCTATATTGGGTATTTAAAGTAGATGGTGTTAGAGTTAAAACTTTGTTTCCAAAATTAGAAGGTATTAGAAAGCCTGATGCTAGATTCGATGTTTTTATAAACGGATTATTTATATCAGGTAATGATTATTTATATGAAAATGAAGGTAATATCTTTTATGTAAAATTTCTAAGAAGTAATTTTCCTCAATTTGACCGTTTTGGTAATATATATTCATTAGAAGAAACCGATGAAATTAAAATAAGCGGAGACGTAGAAAAATTTAATTAAATGGCACGAAAATCACCAAACATATTAATAGATACTACTCAAAGACTTAGAGATAGACTTGGATTTAAAGAATTTGTATTACAAGTAAATAAAGAAACTTTTGTATATCAATTTGCTCCAACTTCAATAACTGTATCAGATAACATATATTTTACATTAAATTTAAATAATAAGAGATTTATTGTAGATATTTTGGAAGTAGATAATATAAAAGATTACATTGACATCTATTTATATGGTGTTAAGCAGCCACAAAACCGATATGAAGTTTTAGTGGATGGTAATAATATAATCGTTACATTTGTTGCCGATGTTACTCGTTTACCAAATGAGGTATCTGCAAATGATTTTGAAATAAAAGGTAAAATAGCAGAAATAGAATAATGGCAAGATTAATACCTCGTAAACA